CACCGAGATCAAGCTATAAGCGACCTCGCCTTGGTTTGTGGACAGCTGACCAGCTACACCACGAGCTCGAGGAAACACCGAGCCCGTTCGTCGTCCAACATCTCCAACTCTTCGGAACACACCATGTCAGTGAACATCTCTTCGATATCGCACCCGTCAATACTGCCATAGACGTCGGTGACCCAATGACTGAAGTCATAAAAGTCAACTAAGTTTGGGCTGCTGATGGTGCGTTCGTAGATGCTCTGCACAGTGTAACCGAATTGTCTGTTGTTCCACCCGATCTCCTCAATGTCGAAGTCCATGATGGACCCGCACATCTCCCACCGCTTCAGAAAAATATCACGTAGTATGTGAACGTGACGGAAACTGAAAGCGTAGGACAGTGCCTTTGCTGCGACGTACTGCCTATCTGAAATCGCCTGGTTTGAATTGGCGCGGCAGTTAAACCGGAAGTATGCCTTCTCGGGTTGAGGGATCATGAAAGGGGTTTCCACGTTGACAAAGAGTCGGCGACTGAGGAACGTCGCTTCTCCGTTTAGCTTCGGAGCCTTGGCTTTAAGGACCATCTTGAACGCAGCAACGTCCCGCACCCATGCTTTTAAATCAAGACGGTGGTCGAGCGCGGCCAGCAGGTCATCACCGAGGACTAAGGATTTGCCCTGTCGGTTCTGACGCTTGCAGACCACAGCGAACATCGTCATGTTGAAAATGCTGTTGCGGAATGTCGTATTGGTCGTGCCGGTTGCTAGCTGGTAGCTGAGGTTCACCCGGAGTCCGAACTCGTAGTTGGTCAACTGGTAATGTTCCAGCTGAAACAACAACTCTCGGTACCATTGGGGCAAACCACATTTGCCGAACCAAGCATCGCAAATTGTGGCGACACGGCTGCGTTGTTCGCGGTCGTTGCGACTAAAATCGCCTTCGACCACTTCCGGGTAACGCTCGTCTTTTATAAAGGCGGCGAGTGTGGTGTCTTGGGCCTTGTATCCCAACATAACGTGGACATCTCCCAACCTCGTCTGTTCCCCTGTTATGGGGTCGACGTGGGCGAGTAGATCGACTAACCTTTCCATAGCAACCATCTGTGCAGGCCCCGTGACCGCGTTAAACGCGTCGGAGCCGGCATAGATGATGCGGCCAGCAGCGCTCTGATCGAAGCGCTTGCCGATGAGGACTTCCCGCTTGACGCTTCCGGTCTTTGCGGTGATGTCCTTGAGCGTCGCTTGGTCGATGTCGGCCCACGCTGCCTCCATGCGGGCGCGTTTGCTTTGATCGAACTTTGCGAGCCAACGCTCACGGTCGGTGTCGTTCTCTTCCCAGGTGTCGAAGAGGTTTGGCAGTGCCTCGATGAGACCCAGCGCTGAAGTCAGCATGCTTGGGTCAATATCATCATCGGGACCGTCCTGTATGAAGTTGCTGCGTTTGTTGACTGCAGCACGGTAGGAGACCGGATCGTTTGAGGTGACGATCGGTACTTCGAGCTCGTGGAGGGGACCGACTTGGTTTATGACATTGTTGATGCCGTCCAAGTCGAAGTCTACAGCGCGTTCCACTGCTGTGACCTTCCAATCTATTGCTCTTTCCTGTACAAGGGTCAGACGACCATCCAGCTCGTGCACGCACTTCCCTTCGTAGTCGGGAGTGCTGACGTTAACCGGCGGCTGATCTGTCCTGAGCTCCGTCGCACCGCCTCCCAGACCTTGCGTCTTAGCCTTCTTATTAAGATTGACTACGACGTGCGGCTGGTGGCGGCCTCGCGGGGCCATCTGGGGAGATTGTTTGTTTGTTTGTTTGTTTGTTGTTTGGGTTTGTTGGTGGTTGGAACGAAA